GATTGCCTTGTCCGGCTTGTGGTAGTAGTGATGCCCTATCAATTAACGAAAATGGTTCAGCTAAGTGTTTTAGTTGCGATACTTTTTTTCCTAAAGGGGTGGACAATCAAGCTAATATAGTTGATAGTGAAACTAAGATGACAGAAACAGTTAGAGAATTAAATGCCCATGGTGGTACTTTTGCTAAGTTAGCAGATAGAAATATCTCAAGAGAAACGGCAGAAAAGTATGGAGTTAAAACTGTTTACGATAGTGCTGGACAGATAGCCCAACATATTTATCCTTTGTATATTAATAATGAACTAACCTCTAATAAAGTTAGATATGTTAGAGATAAAAAGTTTAGTTATGATGTTAGTCCTCAAGGGGTTGGTTTATTTGGTCAACAACTGTTCAAAGAGGGTGGTAAATATTTAACCATTACTGAGGGTGAGTGTGATGCGATGGCCGCTTACGAATTACTAGGCAGTAAGTGGGCAGTAGTCTCTATTATTAGAGGAGCTTCTGGAGCAGTTAAGGATGTTAAAGAAAACTTAGAATACATTGAAAGTTTTGACAACATTGTCATTTGTTTCGACAAAGATAGACAAGGCATTGAGTCAGCTAAGAAAGTCGCTAGTATTCTTAAGCCCGGCAAGGCTAAGATAATTACCTTACCTAATGGTTACAAAGATGCGAATGATATGCTTCTCAAGGGCAAGTATAAAGAGTTTGTTAGCTCTTGGTGGGATGCTAAACTTTATACCCCTAGTGGAATTATTAGAGTCTCAGAAAAGAAAAATGCTTTTTTAGATAGAGAGAAGAAAGAGTCTGTACCTTATCCTTGGGCTGGTTTAAATCAAAAACTTTACGGGCTAAGACAAGGTGAGTTAGTAACTTTAACTGGTGGCACAGGCCTTGGTAAGTCTAGCATTACGAGAGAACTAGAACACTGGTTGGTCAAACAAACTAACGATAATGTTGGTATCATTGCACTTGAAGAGGACTGGCGAAGAACAGTAGATGGTATTTTATCTATTGAAGCTAATGCTCGATTGTATGTCGACCAAGAACGAGAAAAGTTTGATGAGTCAACTTTAATGTCTATGTTTGATAAAGTATTTAAAGATGACAAGGTTTTTATTCATGCTCATTTTGGGACTAATCAGATAGATGATATCTTTGCTAAACTAAGATACTTAATTGTTGGTTGTGATTGTAAGTGGGTGGTAGTAGACCATCTCCACATGTTGGTGAGTGCTTTAGGCGAAGGCGATGAAAGACGAGCCATAGATAATATTATGACTAGACTTAGAAGTTTAGTAGAAGAAACTGGAGCCGGTTTAATTCTAGTCTCACACTTGAGAAGAGTAGATGGTAATAGAGGCCATGAAAATGGTATTGAAGTCTCTTTGTCGCATTTAAGAGGTTCTAATAGTATTGGACAATTAAGTGATTGTGTGATAGCATTAGAAAGAAATCAACAGTCCGATGACCCTGAAGAGGCTCGGACAACTAGACTTAGAATCTTAAAGTCTAGATATACCGGAGATGTTGGCATGGCCACAGCTTTAATCTACGACAAAGAAACAGGAAGACTGTCTGAAAATTACGATACTGAATTTACTGTACAAGAGAATCAGACATCTATTGCATTTTAATGGAATTAGTATTTGATATAGAAACGAATGGATTACTTTGGGAATCTTCAATAAAAAACAGTGAGACTGGTGAAGTCACTAATCTACCACCAGCTTCTGTTATTTGGTGTATCGTAGCTATTGATGATACTAATACAGTACATACTTTTAAACCTGAAAGCATTGACGAGGGCATTGAGTTTTTACAATCTGCTGATAGTTTAGTTGGGCATAATATCTTAGGCTTTGATATTCCAGCTATACACAGGATTAAACAGATAAACTTATCTGCTTATGCTAATATTATTGATACCTTGACCTTATCAAGATTATTACATCCTACTAGGGAAGGAGGACATAGCCTCGAGAAGTGGGGTTGGAAGCTCAACTGCCCAAAGTCAACTGCTCCAATATTTACAGAGTACAGTGATGAGATGCTTGACTATTGTATTCAAGATGTTAAATTAAATAAAAAAGTTTTAGAAAAGTTAAGAAAAGATAGTGTAGGGTTTTCTAAAGAATCAGTAAAACTAGAACACGAAATTACAAAAATACTACTAGAACAAGAACTAAATGGTTTTCTGTTTGATGAGAGGAGAGCCATAGATTTATTAAGCTCTTTAAACCAAAGAAAAAAAGAAGTAGAAGATGAAGTTCATGCTACTTTCAAGCCTAAGTGGGTGCCTGTAAAAGAGGTTACACCTAAGCTTAAAAAGGATGGTACTTTGTCTAAATCTGGACTTACCTCCGTTGAGTACCAAGAGAGAGTTGCAACTAATGACACTACTCCTTTTACGAGGAAAGAACTTAAGGAATTTAATCTCGGCTCTCGTCAGCAGATAGGAGAATATTTAATCGATTTTGGCTGGCAACCACAAAGATTTACCCCCACAGGTCAACCGATTGTTGATGAAGGTACTCTCAGCAAAATAGCACATATCAAAGAAGCTCAACTGATAGCTGAGTATTTATTAATACAGAAAAGAGTTGGGCAAATTGAATCATGGATTGATAATATCAAAGATGATAATAGAGTTCATGGAGCTGTTATTTCTACTGGAGCAATAACTGGTAGAATGACACATAGAAATCCTAATATGGCTCAAGTACCAGCAGTTCATAGTCCTTATGGTAAGGAGTGTCGAGCTTGTTGGATTGTGGCTGAAGGATATAAACTAGTAGGTATAGATGCTTCAGGGTTAGAATTAAGGATGTTAGCCCACTATATGTCAAACGAGGAATACATAAATGAAATTATCAATGGAGACATTCACACAACTAATCAGCAGTTTGCTGGACTTAAATCAAGAGATGAGGCTAAAACTTTCATCTATGCACTTATATACGGAGCCGGAGATGAAAAAATTGGAAAAATCATTGCAGGAAATAGAGCAGATGGTAAACAACTGCGAGAACAGTTTCTTACTAGTTTACCAGCACTTCAATCTCTTAAAACAAGAGTTGACACAGCGGCTCAAAGAGGATTCCTTAAAGGATTAGACGGTAGAAAAATATTTTTAAGACACAAACATGCTGCTCTCAATACTTTACTACAAGGTGGTGGAGCAATAGTTATGAAAAAAGCTCTAACAATATTATACGACAAACTTAAAACTTGTAATCTTGATTTTAAATTTGTTGCCAACATTCACGATGAATGGCAAATTGAAGTGAAAGAAAGTCAAGCAAATCAGGCGGGACAGTTAGCAGTAGAAAGTATTCGTGATGCCGGTGAATACTATAACATGCGTTGTCCCCTTGATGGCGAATTTAAAGTCGGAGATAATTGGAGTGAAACCCACTAAACAAGACCGCAAGAAGTTTGATATAGACTTAGAGTTTGGTAGTATTAGAGAAGATAAAGTTGCAGAAATGCTCTGTAACAAAAAGATTGAAGTTAAGTCTGAACGAGGTATGTGGATGAAAACTGGTAACATAGCTATCGAATATCAAAGTTATGGTAAGCCCTCTGGTATTGAAGCCACTGAATCTGATTACTGGTTTCATCATCTTTGTGTAGGTGATAAAGAATACTGTACCTTAGTTTTTCATACTGATGTTTTAAAAACCATAGTTAAAGAACTAGACACTTTTAAAACTGTCTCTGGTGGCGACCACAATGCTAGTAAAATGTATTTAGTAAACTTACAAAAACTTTTCTCATCTGATGTTATTAAAGCTTTTAAGGAATTAGAAGATGAGCAAGAAAAATAAATCTTTAGATACTTTAGTAGAAGACATCTACAACACTATCGGGGTCTTAGCCGATGGTGATAAAATTAAAATCTCAAATAAACTTCTAGAAGAATTAGGCATTGACATTGTATCTGCTGTTAAAGAGTGGGCAACTCCGGTTAAAAGGAATAAAGCCACTAGTCAAACTTTACGCATGTCCAACATTGGTAGACCTGAAAGGCAACTCTGGTATGATATGCATGAAGAAAGAGATACTTCAAGCTCAATAGAGCCTTCGACTTTTATTAAGTTTTTGTATGGTCATATTTTAGAAGCCTTATTAATTTTCTTTGTTAAATTAGCTGGACACAAAGTTACTGCTCAACAAAAACAAGTCTCAGTTAAGGGTATCAAAGGACACATGGACTGTAAGATTGATGGTGAAGTAATAGATATTAAAACTGCTTCTGGTTATGCCTTTCGTAAATTTAGAGAAGGCACTTTAGCTGAACAAGATACCTTTGGTTACTTAGCTCAACTAGCTGGTTATGAAGCAGCAGAAAAGACATCTGAGGGAGGTTTCTTAGCTTTTAACAAAGAGACAGGAGAATTAGCTCTTTTTAGGCCTCAAGACCTTGACAAACCCAATATAAAGGATAAAATAGATAAGGTAAAACAAATTATTAAATCAGATTCTCCACCTGATTATTGTTTCACTGAGATACCGGAAGGTAAAGCTGGTAACATGAAGTTGCCAAAAGAATGTACTTTCTGTCCTTATAAATTTAAATGTAGGTCTGACTCCAATAATGGAGAGGGACTTCGTGTTTTTAATTATGCTAAAGGTCCTGTTTATTTTACTAAGATAGTCAAAGAACCTAATGTAGAAGAGTTATTATGAGAGGTAAGAAAGCTAAACAACTAAGAAGAAAAAGCGAACAACTACTAGTAGAGTGGTTGAGGACTATGGTGCCGGAAGGAGAAGACACCTCTAAAATATCTACTAAAAACTTACAAGAATTTTTACCAACTCAAACTCATATTTATGCTAATAATAGGTTGATGTTGAGTGCTTATTCTTTAAGATGGTTTTATAAAAAAGTAAAACAAAACCCTAACATAACTTTACAGGACTTAATATTATGACAATTAGATACAAATTTAACGAAGATAAAATCTTAGCAGACATTAAAGAGTATATTGATTCTACTTATGACCAACATTACTCTCAGGGAAAGTACCAAGCTACTGATATGATTATAGATGCCGGACATGGTGAGGGTTTTAGCATTGGTAATATTATGAAGTATGCCATGAGATGTGGTAAAAAAGATGAGAAAAGAAAAGAACTAATGAAAATAATTCATTACGGTATAATAGGGTTATATGTAGAGGATAGTAATGGAAGATAAGGTAGGGGACAAAGAATACTTAGGTATTAAAATTAATTATAATAATGAAAAACTTTTAGATAAGTTTAGTCTTGATACTTTAAAAGATAGATATTTTACAGGAGAAGAAACTCATGCCCAAGAAGCATTCGCAAGAGCCTCCGTTTTCGGAGCAACATTCAAAGGAGTTACAGATTTTGAACTGGCTCAGAGACTTTACAACTACAGTTCCCGCTGTTGGTTTATGTTTAGCACTCCTATACTTAGTAACGGGGGAACAAGTCGTGGGCTACCTATTAGTTGTTTCCTTAATTATGTTCCTGACAGTCGAACTGGTTTGTCATCTCATTATGACGAGAATATATGGTTGGCTAGTTCGGGTGGAGGTATTGGTGGATATTGGGGAGATGTGCGTAGTAACGGGGTATCTACTGCTCACGGTAGTAAGTCTACTGGTTCAATCCCCTTTATGCATGTCGTAGACTCTCAAATGTTGGCCTTCAATCAAGGTGTAACAAGACGAGGTAGTTACGCAGCTTACATGAACATTTGGCATCCAGAGATTGAAGAGTTTATCAACATGAGAAAAGAATCTGGTGGTGATATAAACAGAAAATGTTTAAACTTACACAATGGAGTCAATATTAATAATGAGTTTTTACAGGCTGTTGAACGTGACGAAGAATGGCGATTGATTGACCCTAAATCTAACGAAGCTATTAAGACAATTAATGCTAGAGAGTTATGGTGGCAAGTATTAAATGCGAGAGCAGAAACAGGAGAGCCTTACATAGTTAATTTAGATACTTGTAATGAAGCTTTACCACAAAAACAAAAAGACTTAGGCTTAGCAATCAAACAGAGCAATCTATGTTCTGAGATTACTTTAC